GTGTTGAATGCGCTCCAAATATCTTGAACGTTCGTCGTGTCGTTCTCTGCGTGAAGGTGCGACGTTGATACGGTGAACGATCTTAACCCCTCCAAAAGTTCACGCCATCCGGCAGAATCTTTGGTTGTGATGTCGCGCGCGTCCTCGCTGAATGAAATTGAACATTCGGTCGCGTGTGCGATCAATGCCTCAGAACCTGACGAAGTTCCAAAATAAACGGCCAAATCTGTGCCGTTCATTACATTAAGTGTTTGTGCCATTTTATTTTATTTTTCGTCGTTTTTAACTTCTTTTTTAACTGCTATCTTTTCCAAGTATTCCCCAGGCAAGCACGCCTGATTTTTGGAAATAAGTTTTTTAGCGTAATCGCGCGACACGTTAATCGTGTCACCTTTTACCCATCTTTGACCCCGAATGGCCTTTAATACTTTTAATTCCATAATGCAAATTTACAAAATTTATCGCTCAACTCGAAATGTGTACGTGTGCTGGCATTCGTACCTCCTCGAAAAATAATCGTAACCGGTGTCCTCGTCCGTAAATTGCACACCTTGCAATGTTACGCCGGCATATGTACCATGCGCCACGCGATCCAAATCGGCGCGAACCTTTTGCGCCAAATCGGCAACCGTCGCCAAAATAGTGCTGTAAATGTTTATTTCTACATCAACCTCATCCAAGGTAGAAACGCCGCTTTTTGTGTCGCTGGGCGTTACATTCACAACACGATAAACGATGTATGTGTCGGCAAAATCGTTCTGCGCGAAATCCGGTTGCGCGGACAAATTAGTCGTTCCGTTTTCTAAAATATAGTTAATCGCTATTCCGACAACGTTCATCGCGTGTATTGTTTAAATTCTTTTCTGTATTCGTTTATTTGCTGAACGCGCATCGTTTCCATTGTTGATTTTAACGTTCGTTCAAAAACTCCTTTATTTCGCGTGTTTTTCGAAGCTGATGTTCCAACGTGTCCACTTTCAACTATTGAACCAAACCAACCATCTGCGTTTATGTTTGGAGCTTTCGTAAACGCTCGCGGCCCGGCTAAAATCACATTTGTCCGACGCCCTGAACGCCAGGAACCCATCGAACGCCGGAGCGTTCCCGGTGTAACTTCTCGATAAACTGACTTATTTTTATAAACCTTAAAAACTTCTTTTGCGTCGCGAATGTTCCGGCGCGCCGTCATCCAGTACGTTTTTGACACGCGACGGTTTATCTTCAACATTTCACGCTGATTTTTGCGGCCAAACTCCGCGCAATATGCAACGCGCTTTAAAAACTTTTGCAGCTCCTTATCGTCAAAATTTATATTAACCATCTTGGCGGCCTTTTAAAATAGCGTGCAACTTTAAATACCTTTTGCGCGTGTAGTGCGTTTCCTCCACCGTGACAATCTGATAAACGTCACCATCCCACACGACGCGATCATCCGGGCCAACATCGTCGCGGAATCTGCAAGTGAAAATAACCTTTCGCGCTGGAAATTCCGTTTGCGCTTTTTCGCTTTCATTACCTCCGCGCGTGTCCACGTTCGCCCATACCGTAGCAATGGCCGTCCAACCTTCAACGCGCTGGCCATAATCGCCCGTCGTGTAAGTCAATCGCTGCAATGCTATTCGTCTATCTAAACGGCCTAATCTCATACAAAATAAACATTTCGATAAGGTGACAACAACGACTTAATCCCGTTCGGCATCTCGTTGGAAACAACCGTGCCAACTGCGAAATTTTCGCGAATGTCGTAATACTGCGAAACCAATAAACGAACCGCGTGCAACACTGCCGGCGGAACACCGTTTGACGCATAACCAACCGTGGCCGTGATAATTACCGGCTGCGCTCGGTAATCGTAAACGTCCGGCAATGGCTGTTTAAAAAACACCTTCGGTTGTGTCACGTTGCCAACTTCGGTCCAATAAAGATTCGTTGCCAATGTCTGCAAACTATTTCCCGCGTCATAATACGTGATACTTTCAATCGAACGCAATGGCCCAACGGGCAAATTAACATCAACAAAATCGGGTAAATAAAACTTGAATTCGCTAATCTCGTCCAACGCCTGACCGATATAGCTTTGAACCGCCCCAATCGCGACATCAACGAGCGACTGAATCAAATCGTTTTCGTCGTTGCTATCAACGCGAAGCCAATTTTTTGCGTCGCCTAAACTTAAAATTTGACTTCCGTTTACGTCGTCAATTAATTTGGTTCTGTCAAATGTTACCCGCATTTTTTTTGTTGTATTAAAAACGCCGACCGATACTTGACCGATCGGCGTTTTATTTTGCTAACTCTCTATGCTTAAATTACGAGATTGTAATTCCATCCTCAAACGCAAACGCTGCCGGCTGCGTCAAATTGAAATCAATGAATTGATTCATTGTAATTTCAACCTGAGCCGTGTTTTTCGCGCTGTAAGGATCAACAACAATGTCAATAGCTCCAAAGAACGCCAACACCGCATTAGCCCAATCACCGAACACCGCTTGACCAACTCCCGCAGACGCATCTGCAAGATATGGCGTTTTGTGATACGTGTACCCTTTAATGGTGTTGTTCATGTTGTCAATCAACGCGCTAACACCTGTCACGTTCACCGCTTTGCTTACGTAATCGTATGCACTTGGTGACAATACGAAACGAGCGTTTGGTGTCAAACCGTGATCGGCAAGAACAGCAGCTTCCAACGCCGCGATGATTGCAGCATAATTGGCCGTGTCCGCAGCAGCGATGTCGTTCACTCCGGTGATGCCGGTGATTCCCGTGATACCAGCTGAACCGGTGAAAATGTCGCTCAACACTTTACGCTCGTGACCTCTACGAAGCGCGTTTGCGATGATCGCCTCAACGTCGCCGGTCGCTTGGTACATCAACTGCTTGCTAAACTTTGTCGTGTTCGCGTAACGCTTTGGTGACAAAGTAAGCTCATCCATTTCCATGCCTGAATTCGCATCGTCATCAACTTCGCCTTCGGCTGTTGCTGTTGCTTTTACGCTCTCTCTTGGAAATTGAACGTTCCCGCTCAAACCTCTCAACACTTGCGTTCCCCATGATTCAACCTCAAGCGGTGCGGTCAATCCTTCGATGAACGCCCCTACTTCGGTCGCAACAAATCCGGCACCGTCACCCGATCCAGCTTGGAAATCGTCAGCACCTCCGGCACGTTGGAAATTCGCCGGAATAACAATCCCTTGTCCGTGGTGTCCTTGGCGAGCTGCTTCGGTTTTCATCTCCATCGCAACACCTGACAAACCTTTGCCGTCCATCAAATCTCGAACGCTCTCGGTGATTGAAAAACGTTTTTTCAACTGAGAAATTTCTTTCTCCTCACCTTTGGAAACTGCTTCACCAGCAACCGCACGCGCTTTCAACTGCTCGGCAGCTTTTTCTTTTAACTCGATGTTTTTTGTCACATCGTCAATTTTGCCAACTAAATCGGCAAATCTTGCGTTTTGAACGTCGTCCATTTCGGTTAATGCGTTCAAATCTGCAAGTTCATTCTCCATCGCTTTGCGCGACGCTTTCAAATCGTTAAGATTCATTTTTTTCGCTTTATTTTGTTTAACAATAGGTTCAGCGTCGCGCTGATCCATTTCTTCAATATGTTCAATAATTTTTTCATCTCCTTTTATTTCAACATTATCGGTCGCGCTTCTTACTGAGCTGCGCGGATCGGCTGGAACCGGAGCAATCGAAACTTCCAACGGTTCCCAACTTGTCGCCGTGTACGTTGGAACGTCGCCGCTTCTGTCCGTTACCGTGTATTCATTGACGCGATAACCAACTGAAACGCCGGTAATAATACCGTCGCGAACCTTCTCCCATGTGTTATCAACGTCCGGAGTTTTCGCAAATCGCAAAACAGCAACGCCGTGATCGCCTTCTAAACGTGCGCTTTCAACTTTACCCAAAACGCCGTCCGTTCCCGTGTTCATGTGGTTATTCAAAACCGGAGCTGTTCCGTTTTCCATTCTTTCCATGCGAACGTGTGCCGGATCAAAACTTAAAACCTCGTTAAAATAGCGCGCGTTCTGACCATCGTATCTTTGGACCGGATATGTTGTGCCGAACGTGACTTCGATGGTTCGGCTTTCATCGTTTACCGACGAAACAACCGATGTTGCTTCGCGCACTTCTATATTTCCTAAATCATCCGTTTTCATTGCTTGAAATTTTCTTTGAATAATTATCCAATTCGTTTAACGAAATTTGATTAACCTGGACGGTGTAAATGTCGCCGCCGTCAATCTTATTCATTCGCTCCTTTGCCCTTACTTCATTTCGGTTCATCACGCCATTAACCAGCATCTTGTCATAAAACGCCGAACGTGCCGCCATATCTCCGCGCATCAATTCATCCATGTCGTGACGGAATCCAATTCGCTCTCGCTCGTTTCGTGGTAACAACTTCAAATTGTATTCGCTTTCCAACTTCGACGCGATCGGCGCAATACATTGATTAACAAACGCGCGCGCTTGATTTTCATAATCGCCATAACTCGACGAACCTAAACCAATCATCGCCGGCGGAATGTTAAAAATGCGGCAAATTTCCTCGGCTTCGTGCTTCCTTGCATCCGTGTTTTGTGCCTTGTCCGGTTCCACACCGAAACGGTGATACTTCATTCCGAACGGCATCATCCGCGTTTGCTTGCCAGCTTGCTGTTCCCACGTGTCCAACAACGTTTGTATTTGCTCGGCTTCCAATGGTTCGTCGCTGGTTAATAATCCATTCATAACACCACCGCCGTCGAAAAACTTAGCCGCGTAATACTGCGCCGCCTTAAACAAACCTAAACTTTCGGCGTTCAACTCGACCGGACTTTTGCGCATAATGGCCGGAACGATTATTAGATCCTCCGGCAACAAATAAACGTCGTCCGATATCTGATAAACCTTAACGCCATCAACTTCGCC